GCCAGGACGGTGCCGGACGGCGGCCACTTCTCAAAACGATCAGGATGCGCCTCGAGTTCTTCCCACGTCGGCGTCATCATCTGACCCTGCTCATACGTCACCGTACTCCACGCTTTGGTCTCCGCATCCTGGACCATGCGTCCGTATGGCCCTGTTAAGCGATACTGCTCTGTCTGCGGTGGCCGCTTTGTCTGCTCTGTCTGCTCTCGGACATCTGCCACTGGTGTGTCTCCTATGCGAGGCCGCTATAATGCACCACACCGGTCTGATTGGCGCCGTCCGCCTTGATGCGCGGCACGATGGACCCGATCACGCGCACGTGCTGTGCCAGACCACCCATGATTTCCCAGGGCACATTCGCCGGGTCCATCTTGATCGCGAGATCGACCGTCCGCCGCTGGAGTTCCACGAGGGCCGCCTGGCCAGGAGGCATGGCAAACGTCGGCTTGATCGAGACAATCTGCGGAAAGGATTGCTGAATACGCACGAGGGAGTTGAACGCGGTGTCGACGCCTTCCTTCGCGTGCAACTGGCCATATTGGGCCACATTGAGATACAAGCCGTAGGGACCAGGACGGTGCAGGGTGAGCATATCGGTATACATACCCAGAATCGTCGTATAAATCCCATCAGCCGTCGCCCAGGACGCGCCGCTTTTCGCGACCCGGTTCGGATGCGTGCGGTAGCCGTAAATCGTATTGCCATCGACGGAGAACTCTGCGGCACCGTTGACCAACCAGTTTTCAAACGTCTCTGCGACCGAGCGCTGCGCTTCTTCCGTGTACGCCGTCTCGAGGGTCCCCCCGAGACGCTGCACCGCTTCGAGTTCGGTAATGTCGAACTCGTAGTCCTCGAACGCGAAGGGCAGCGGCACGAGGCGCGGCGTCACCGTCAAGCGCTGGTTATTCCCTGCGGCCGAGGCGCGCATGTCGGTTGTGGCGTTGTCCATGCGGTTGATGGCTTGATACTGCGAGGCCGCAATGCCGAGGGAGGGAATCGTCTGCGTCAGGCCGCGACTGGTGAGATCCATCACGGCGCCCATGTACTGATCCGCCACGCGCAACCAGAGATTGTCAATCTCCACCCACTGCTCTTTGAGCAGCGTCGCATGCGTGTACAGGTGCGCCTCACGTGTCTTGGAGGCCATCGCGCGCAAGTGGGCAATGCCCTGAGGCGACAGAATGGACGCCTGCGGCGGCCCGCCACGCAGCGCCTGGGTTTCAAGTGCGACTGGCATAGAAGTCCTCCCTTATTGCGCCACGATGCGCACGAGTAACCAGCCCGGCGACGGTTCGCCCGTGGTGTTTTCCGCTTCCATGGCTTCCGCAATGACCACCCCGGTCGTCGCGGCCCGCAACAGGCCCGCGCCCGCCGATTCGAGCGGCGTGCCGTTTTCGATGAGGACACCCACGGTGCAGCGCGCAAAGATCCGCGCGCCAACGCTCGGCGCCAGCGTGGGCACGGTATCGCCCGCGGCGTACGCATCGCTCTTGCTTTTGCCAAACTGCCAGTTCCCGTCCGCAAAGAGTGGCGCCGCCCGTCCCCCTGCCGTACTATGGCGGCGGACCTTGCCGTTGTCGGCACCGGTCGCGGCGATCACTTCAATGAGGTCTCCGGGCATGATGGCCGCTTGCGCGGTCGCATGGTACTGGTTACAAGGCCCCCAACGCATGATCTGTTCCGTTTCTGCCAAGGCGTTACTCCTTCTTCGCGAGGATAGATTTCGGCATCCAGCCCTCTTCCCCGTCCGCCTGCTGGCGCAGCGCGGGCAGGCCCTGGCCGGCGTAGGACGGCTCCTGCGTCTCGCCCATCGCCGTGAGGTCCTCCAGCTCCTGGAGCGACATGCTCTTGAGGGTCGACTCGCTCAGCCGACACCAGGTGTTCGCCACCAGCGCCGCAATCACCGCCGCCTTGCGCGTTTCTTGCGCCTGCAGTGCCGCGAGCGCGTCCGTGTCGGGTTCGAGGTACGCGAGCTGCGCTTCGGACATCGCTTCGAGCACGGCCCGGTCGCTCTCGCTCCACTTCGTCTGCGTGTGCGTGATCAGCGCCGTGACACGCTCTTTCACCGCGTCTGTGGCCATAGGGGGGGCCTCCTGTTCTTGGGTGACGGGGACATACGTGGTCTGCCGTTGCACGTCTGTAGCGCCCTCGGTGAGGGCAATCTGGCCGTCCGTCTCGGTCCAGGACCGTTGCAGCAAGCGCTCGCCCTGACGATACGTGAAGGTGTGATTGGTCACGTCGACCGCATCGATGAAGATCGGCGTGAAGTCAACGGCCATCTCCCGCGCCAGTGCTCCGTACAGACTTTCCCGTATATCAGCGTCAGTCTGGTGTGTCCTGAGTGGTGGTGTTGGGAGTTGCCGCGCCAACGCACACACCTGGACGTTCGTGCCATCGCCCACATAGTAGCCATTGACAAAGACCGCTGGCGCTCCTGCTGGGAGCCCAGCTTCCTCTTGCTGCACAAAGGTTTTCAGGGTGTGCACAAAGCCGCGCCAGCCGCGCGCCTGCACATGGTCCATAGGCGTCTCCTGATGGCAGGTGCACTGCTGGTTGAGGCGCGGACTCCCGCAGCCACTCTGCCAGTCGCAGGCGCCAATGCCGTTGGGTAAGAGGGCGAGATGGTCAGGCCGGAGATCATGGTGCACCTCGCTGTAGGGCACACCGTAGAAGGCACCGCTGGTCTCTTCGGCGTAGGAGTAAAAGCCGGTCGAGAGCTCTAAGGGCGTCTGCGCTTCGAGCATCGTCATCGCCTGCACCGCTTCGCCACCCACCTCCTCCACCTGGGCGACGTCAAGCCAGAGTTCCGCCTGCAAGCTGGTGACCGTATGCCCCTGACGCTGGCCAGTCCCCAGGCGTGCACGGTAGAGATGCCCGACGCCGGACGCCGCGAGGACCTCGGGGGTGCGCGCGCTCATGGGCACGCCATGCGCATCGAGCGGGTGGGTCAGCACGACTGGCACGTTGTTCCAGTCAGGAGCGATGAGTTCGCTGCCGGGAATGTAGGCACCATTGAGCACACCTTCCACAATGAGCACAGCGGGAGCAGTCAGATATTCGCGGTTGTTCAGGGTGAGACGCGCGGGGGGGACGGTCAGGGCAGTCTGGATGGTGAGGCGCCGTGTCGTGCGTGGCATGCGTGTGGCCCAACAAAAAAAGCCCATCCATCTGAGGGACACCTCAGGAGGATGAGCTTCGTGTAGAGTGGCTCGCTTGGTGCTTTACGCACCAGCAAAAGATGCTACAGTATCGTCAGAAGCCTCCATTGTTGTCAAGCGTCTTTTCCACCCGGCTCTTGTGCGACACCTCGACCATCTCCACCTTCCCGTTGACATGGTGGTACGTCACCACGCCTGTCTTGCGCGCTTCGCAAAAGTGCACCCACACTTCGAGGACCTCGCGTGTCACGCCATGGCGCTGGAGGATGCCGAGCAGGGCGGTCGCCGAACGCTCAGGCATCATGCGCCCTCCCGCGCCACAAGCGAGACGGCGCACCGACATTGGGGGTGTGCAGGGGGAAACATCACCGGCCCTATGGGGGTCTGAAATGGCTCATGCAAGCCGACGCCTTGAGGATTTTGACTGGGCACTGGTGCACATATACTGAGGCAGAGTCGGTCGTCTGGGGTAAGAATCCAGCGCCTTCTGAAGCGCTCCGGGTCGAGCGTCCCCTGCCTGGCGGCTTCGGTCCACAAGGCCTGCTGGCCGGCGTTCGCGGCAAACAGCGATTCTGTACGAGAGATCTGCTCCACCCGGAGCTGCAGCGCCCGCCTCGCGGCCCGGTCCACGGCTTGTTGCGCCTGTGCTCGTGTCTTGCCGGCATCGAGCAGCCGCTGGCGCAGCGTCTCCAGTGCCTCGGTCTGGCGCGGGGTGAGGCCGACGAAGGCCTCCAGGTCGCGCATCATTTGCGTCATGCTCCGGCCCTCCTCGAACCCGCTCCGGATCACCGCGCGCACGCTCTTCAGCGTTGTCTCGCCAATGCCGACGATCTGCGTCCCGGCGTAGGTCTCGATGGCCGTGAGGGCCTCGGGGACCACCACGCCAAACTGCACGGCGATGTCGGCCCCTAGTGTGGCTTCTGTGGCTGGCAGCACCGCCTCCGCGCTGCGGCTGGCGGTCTCGCGCAGGAGGAGTTGCAGCGGTAGACGCACGGCGTCGCTGACCGCACGCCAGGCCGGTGCGATGAGGCGCTCGACGTCGAGCAGGTTGCCACTGCGGAGCGCGGCCCGCATGGCGTCCGTGTCGAGGTCGGCTCGGTAGTCGGCGAACACCGTCTGCCAGAGCGTGCGGAGCTGCGGATACGCGCGGTCGGCTTCGCGGTGCAGGAGCTGCCACGCTTCGACGCGTGACGGGGTATCGACGAAACGGCGTTGCGCGGGGCGGGCGGCGACGAGGATGGTGAGGGGCATGGGCTACAGGTCCTCGTCGATGGCCGGGAGGTCTTCGAGCTGAAGCTGGATCGTCAGACACAGCGCGAGGAGGTCCTGGCGATCCTCTGCCGTCCAGCGCTGTTTGGAAGCATACGCAGCGAACCGTAGACAGTGTTCCTGCATCTTCCATGGGACAAGCTGTGCTGTCTCCAAGATGCCTAGCCCTGTCCATCCATAACCTTTCGCACGCAAGACCTGTTTGGCCTCATCGGCATCGTGGACGAACCGGCTGAGTAAATCGAGTGCCTTGGCATCTCCCTGCACAATCAGTTCCGCGGTGCATTTCACAGAGTCCCGCCAGGTCTCAAGGTCCATCACTAGAGGTCCTCGTCATCCGGGAGCGCGTCCGGGAGGGTATAGTCAGACTCAGGACTTAATCCTAAGTAGACATTCCTGAACTCTTCCGGCGGCACGACGGTTTCTGCCATACCTGGTGCGTATTGATTCAGTGCGGTCGCGACGTGCTGCGCCACCTCGGCTTGCTTGGCCGCACTCAAAGCAAAGAGGTTCTCCCATACCACCGTATACGGCTGTGCCGGCTGCGGCAGCGCCCCCAGCAGCAGCAGGCGGTCAATCAGCGGCCTGAGCAGACTGTGTTCGGCAAACGTCGTTTGACGGCGGCTCACGCGCTGCAGCCACGCTTCCTGGTCCTGTTCGGACGCGAGCTGCCCGCGCTCCGACCCGGTGAGGATGCGCTTGGGAATCCCCGTTGTGCCCGCGATCAAGTCGATCAGCACATCAAAATGATCGCGCGGGCTCGCCGCCTGGCCGCTGAGTTCCTTGATGGTGGCGCCTTCGACGCGGATGTAGTCTTTCAGGCGGAACTGAAACTCCTCGATGGCCTGCTTAAAGACCTCCTCGTCCCCCGCCTGGAGTTGATAATCGTCACGTCCTTCTAATCCGATCAAGCGACTCGCGCCGCGCCAGAAAAACTCCGCACTGCCCCCGACGACCTTGAGCAGGTCCTCCAGGCGGTCAAACACCGGCTTGAGCCGTGGAATGCCGTACACGTCGTCATCGAGGCAGTCTTCGGCGACGTGCAGCACGCGGCTGGCGTGCACGAACCCGATCTTGCGCGGCAACGTGCGACTCGAAGACGTCGTGCTGCGGTTGAAATTGACCTTGTACACGGACGGCTGGCCAAAGAGCGGCGAGGCCGGGTTCGTCTCGAAGGCCTCAATCTCGGCAAACTCCTCGCTGTAGGGCGCCAGAAACAGCACGTCGTCCGGACTGCGCACCGGCCTGGCCGGCGCGGCCAGGTCGGGCTGTCCGCGCAGCCCGATGAGCAGCACACT